GCACAACGCAACGTGACAGAGTGCCTGCACTGCTAGAACCGGGTGAATTTGTGATGCAACGCAAAGCCGTTAGCGCAGCTGGCTTACCCGCTATGCAGCAAATGAATGCTGGTGGTATGCCCCCGATAAGTGTTAATATTAAAAATGAGGGTACACCACAAGAAGCAACTTCAGCAACTCCTAACATTGATGTTGATAAAATTGTTATTGATGTGGTGACTAGAGATTTACGAAACAATGGACCAATTAGACAGTCTATGAGAGGTGGCGGTTAATGGCAACATATCCTGATGATGCAAAAGCTAATGTAACAGAGTTTGCTGTTTTAGCCACAGACACTTTTACAAATACTGGAGCTAGTGAAACTAGTTTTAATTTATCAACCACTGCAGTTAATGAGGGTGAAATATTTGTCACAGATGATGGAGTCACAGTTGAAACAAATCAATATTCACTTAGTAATGGAGGAGGTACAGTAAACTTTACGACCGCTCCCAACTCAAGTGAATTAGTTTTTAAAACAATCAGCTTACCGTCTCGTTTTAGAATCAGCAGAAAAGTTGAGTTGACAAGTAGTGTATCTTACAACAATACCTCTCCAGTGATAACAAATAGTAACACTTTTTTAATAAACGCAAACACTGTTTCTTTTGCGTTACCTGCTTCTGCGTCAGTGACAGATGCAAATAGTATATTTGTAACAGTCAGTGGTATTATGCAAAGCTCAAATAGTTTTACTTTTCCAAGTGAGGTGTACGGCAGTGATGGTATAGATATTGGAGATAATACCGCAACAAAGTTACTATTAAATTTTGAAAGTGATAATACAACTGATGAATCAAACAATGAGCAGACAGACTTAAATCAGGTTACCAAAACTTTCACTACAACGAAGAAATTTGGTAGCAAAGCTTTAGACTTAAGTGGTGCCAGTAACATGGTATGTGATTATGGAAATTTTACACACTTTGATATACACAACTCTGATGCAACTATTGAAGCTCATGTAAGATTAGATTCATTATCAGCTAATGCAACCATTTTTTCTAGATTTGAAGATGCAGATGATTATTATGTTTTAAGGTTTGTTGGCGCTAATAATAAATTGGGATTTGCATCAAAACAAGGCACTGGAACAGCTGCAGAAACTGAAAGAGAAGTTTATGGTGGAACAATAACTCAAGATACGTATTTTCATGTCGCCTTAACAATATCCCAAAATTCTAATGAGATGGCTTTATACGTCGATGGAGTAAGAGTTGCGACTGATGATTTAACTGGTTTGGGTAGAGGTCTTAATAATAGTCCTCCTGCTAATGCAAATGCCATTATTGGTTCATTTAATAATGCAGAATTGTTTAATGGTAAGATAGATGGGTTTAGGTTTTCTTCTAGAGCGTTGTATAGTGGTGCAGGGTTACAATTACCTCTAAGCGCACCCACCAAAATAGGGGGTGGTGCTTTAGGCTCCTCTGGTTTGGCAGAAGTTTTAAATATAAGAACTATACAAGGAACTGTTGAGACTGAAGATAGATTTACTTCAATGGCTGACAGAAAACCTGACACAGGTTTTGCGATTGACACCACTTTTGATGTCGCAACGTTTTCAAGTCAAGCTGGTTATGAAAAACGTAGATTAAAAAGTCGAAGATCTAAAAGACAGTTTCAAATAAAATATAGTAATTTACATGGAGTGGGAAAACGAGCTATTGACGAATTTTTTAAAGCAAGATCAGGAAGTTTTGATTCATTCACCTTTGATTTAAGTCATTTGAATGAGACAGGAACTGCGACAGTAAGGTTTGACGGACCATTGAAAGTACAACAAGTGCTAAGTGCTAGTTCTAATTTACGGGATAACTTTTTTACAGTTAGTTTTACACTTAATGAGGTGTTTGATTAATGCCAACAGCAAGAACCTATGATTTTATTTTAACCGTTGCCTCAGCTACAGGATTTGTATCTGGTAATTCTATTTATGGTGCTACATCAGATACAGTTGCCGTTATCGCAAACGTTGACTTAGCTGCAAATAAACTTAAAGTAAAAGTTGATAACACATTTAAAGAGTTTTCTGCAGGAGAGACAATAAAAGATGATGTTATAACATTAACCACCAGTGCAAATGGTGCTATAAACAGCACTTCTGTGCCTTTTCAATCAAATGCTTTTTCTGGTAACACAACTGTAGCATCAACCACCATAAGTTCAATCGCAAATTCTCCTTTTGTAGCTGCAAAAAATGCTTTCACACAAAATCCTATAGTAAGATTATATTCACTTTATTACCCAGGCGAGTGGTATCCTCCTAACCCAAATGGTAATCCAACTGGTGCCGGAGCGGGAAGAGCTTGGCCTGTTGATGTTCCTTTTAGATTTGCTGAAATAGTTGGAGATTTACAAAGTGATGCCGTGTACAGAGTAAAATACGGAGATGTAGAATATATCCCGTACCCTGTTGATTTTACTGGATTAGAAACTGGTAGTGATGGAAAAATAAATGAAGTTTCACTAAGCATATCTAACTTTGACAACATAATAAGCACTTTTGTAGAGAATCCTTTTTTAGCTGGTAATAATAAATCAAACTCAGTTCAAGCAATTGTAAATGATGAATTAGTTCATGGTATTGATCCAAGAACTGTGAACGCAAACCCATCAGACTTTGGTTCTGAAGGAAATGAGGGCTTTGATAGTTTAACTAGGGCTAGAGCTAACGGTTTAAATTATTCTGCAACAGTTCAAGCAAGGTATGGTACAGCTAACGCTTCTTGGACTTATAATGAATCTATAGCAACTGGAGGCACTACACCTACCGACACCTGGCAAGAACAAAAACAAGATACTAGAGATTTATTAGGAGGTGTGATTGAGGTAAAAACCACTTTTGCAAACTTTTTAAATTTTTGGCCAGAATACAGTAGTTTACGTTACAAAACTGCAAACGTTATTGAAGTGTTATCAGCCCTTCCATATAGAGTTGGTGATAAAGTTGTGGGTCAATTTGGAACAACACAAGCTACCATCACAGCTATAGAGGAAAATAAATTTTTGTTTTTAAGCAACACTTTAGACTCAAACACTACCATTGGAGATAATATATATATTGTTAATGATGATGCTGACGAGGAAGCTTATGTTGAAGATGTGTTTAAGATTGATAACTTAGAAAAGTTAGATGAAAATGTAGCCACTTTTGGCTTAGTATCTTGGTTACAATATTTTAAGTTACAAGTTCCAAAAAGAAAGTATTACAAAAATACTTGTCAATGGGTTTACAAAGGAGAAGAGTGTCAATACCCAGGGCCTAGTGGAGGTAATATCCCAGGCACTAGTAATCCAGTTTTACAAGCTAACACAAAAGCCATAACTGCAGCAAATGAGGATGCAGGATCTAACTTTGATTTAGATGTTTGTGGAAAATCAATTTTATCATGCCAATTAAGAAATAATCAAATACATTTTGGAGCTTTTCCAGCAACAGGTAGAACAGTCCCTAAGCAATGAGAAAAATTAACACACTATTTAAAGACGGAGAAGTTAAGGGTTGTATACTTCCTTGGATACATGCGTACGGAAGATTGGACGGAACATATGCTTTGTGTTGTCACTCTGAAAATTATCAAAGCTCAGCAAAAACTTTTGGTAATCCAGGTCAAAGACCTTTAGAAATTTGGAACTTAGATAAGTATAAAAAAACTCGTAAAATGTTTTTAAATGGTGAATATCCTGAGGAGTGTTCAGTTTGTTATGACCTTGAGAAAAACGGACAGTCTAGCCACAGAGAAAGAATAAACCATAAATATAAACGTTATCAAAGATTACAGAACAAAACTAATGAAGATGGTAGTTTGAGTTCTCCACCAGTTTATTTAGATTTTAGGTTTGGAAATTTGTGTAACTTTAGATGCAGAATGTGTGGCCCTGATGCATCTACTTCATGGTTTAAAGAAAAACATTTGTCCCCTCATCACACTCATATGAAAAAACCTGGTCAAGATTATTGGACTAACAATGATGAGTTTTGGCAGGACATGGAGAAAATTTACCATAATATTGATACTATATATTTTGCTGGTGGCGAGCCTTTTGTTCAAGATGGTCATTACAAAATGTTAGAGTTTTTAATATCAAAAGGAAAAACTGATGTTGAACTGCAATACAATACTAATCTCTCGTACAGGACTCACAAAAAATATAATATAAAACAATTATGGGATAACTTCCCAAATGTAAGAGTGTGGCCTAGTATAGATGGTTATGGTAAACGTGCTGAGTATAGTAGAAAAGGTTTAGATTGGGATGTTTTCGCTGAAAATGTAAGACTATTTAAAAACAGAATACAAACCTTTAGTGTTGTGGGAAGCATATACACTGTAAGCACAAATATTAAACTGATCAATTGGATAAAATCACAGGGATTAACATTTCACATAACAAACTTAACTAGTCCGATATGGCTTGACTCCTGTGTGCTCCCTAAAGAATCAAAAGCTAAAATAAATGAAGAGTATAAAACTTATTTGAAATCTAGGTATAAGTTTTTTACAGATTATGAATTAAAAAATATATTAGACAGTATAAGACATATGAACAGGGCAGATAACACACATTTATTAGAAAAATTTAAAACTTTTACAACAGGGTTAGATTTATATCGAAATGAAAGTTTTGAGTCAACTTTTCCAGAGTTTGCATCATGGTATCAAAAAATATAATTAACTATTTAGGACAACGCCACTCATATGCAGGAGTAAATTGTATAACAATCATATCTGCGTTTTATGAAAATGAATTAAAAATAAACGTATTTAAAAAACTATTTGATACTATAAAAAAAGATAACAAAAACATAACCACTCGACGATGGATGAAAGAAATCACATTAGAAAACATAGATAATTGGGCAGCTACATGTGCAAGAAAAGTATCATTGACAAACGCTCAAAATTATGATGTAATAGTTTTTAGATCATTGAGGGGAGAAAATCCAATTCACTTTGGACTATATATAAACTACATGCGCATGTTTCATCTTGAAGAGGGCGCTCACTCCATGATTACAAGTTTAGATAATTATTGGAGAGAAAGATTATATGCAGTCTACAGATATGTGGTATAAAAAATATACTAACTTCCCATACAAACATTTAGGTGATTGTCCAGAGACAGGTATTGATTGCTGGAATCTGTGCATGCATGTGTATAAAGATCACCGAGGCATTGATATAAAACAACGCAGTTGGGATTTTTGTAATATAGTTGATGAAGATTGGTATCC